AATACCATCCAGACGAAGGTTTTTTTATTCAAACTAACATAACCACACTTACAGATAACTATGTTGTTTTTAAGGCTGAAATCCTTAACAAGGAAGGGGTTGTTTTAGCAACAGGGCATGGTTTTAATGCTATTGCAAAAGAAAAGTCTTTAGAGAAGGCAGAGACCGTTGCAGTAGGAAGAGCATTGGCTTTTTTTGATCCAATGTATGGTGGAGAAAGTGAACTTGCATCCCAGGAAGAAATAGAGAAGTGGGAAGATCTTACAAAAGATGATGGTAGCCAGTTTCCACCAACACAGAAAAAACCTACAGGTGTAGATAAAATAGTAGGCAAGGCAATGAATAAAATGAATGGCAATAGCCACGATATAAAAGATGCTGTCTGCAATTTTCAAAAACATAAAGGCAAGATGTGGTCCCAGGTAGCTGGTGAGGATCTTGACTACATAAAATGGATTATGGGTAGTGTAAAAGATTTAGACGATAAAACTAAATCAATCATTAGTCAATTTGTCTAAAGATTACTCTGGGAATAAGCAATGGCGAGAATATCAAAGAATGTACTCAAGAGCCCAACTGGATTTTCCAGCAGGGTTAGGAATACAAAAGGTCGTGCAAATGAAAAATGCATTCCTGGGTTGGCACTCTCTTTGGTGTTACTCGCCAGAAGATTTAGCAGGGTTAATAAGAAAGTTAAGGGGGGAATATGTCCGAAAACAAAATAGTAAAGAAAGTTGAGAAGATGTATCCAGAGACCTGTTCAGAATTTGTAAAAATACAGCAAGAGCAATATGATTTATTTTGCAAGAAACAGTTTGATTATGGTCCAAGCAATATAAGTGTCGGAACACAATTAAATACCCAGGAGGAAAGGAATTTTAGCCTACAAGGGGTATGGTTTCGTATGAATGACAAGATCCAACGATTGTTGAATTTGTTTATCAATCAAACCGATCCGAAAAACGAATCAATAGAAGATAGTTTTTTAGATATTGGTAACTATTCAATTATTAGTTTATTGGTGCAAAGGGAGAAGTGGGGGAAATGAAAAAAAATCAAATTAGTACAAAAGATATGACTTTAATTATGGAAGGATTGGGAAGGGTGATTTTGGAAGGAAAGAAAGAAAACGAATATGATAAAGTAAATCAAACCCAGCAGTTAGTAGATCGCTTAACGGAGTATGCGAATGATTTCTGGGATAAACAAAAGGGGAAAGCATGATTTCAATGTTAGCAGAACTAATAAGAATGTTTGGTGAACTGGCTGGGTACATCTGTGTACTTGGTATCGGTTTGTTTGCATTCGTGTTAGTGTTCACAGCAATAACAGATAGGTATGAAATAAATAGATAACACCCTGGTATCCACATACCAAAGGAAAAACAATGATAGAATTTACTGTAGAAGGCTCACCAATAGCCTTAAAAAGACACAGGCATACTCACAAAGGATTTACATATGATCCTTCAAAGAGCGATAAAGCTAATTTTTTAAAGAAAGCCTTAAAAACAGCCCCCAAATCTCCTGTTTATGGACCGATCTCTATGTCTATCGAGTTCTATGTCGGCAGACCAAAGGCACATTTTAGAACAGGACAACATTCTCATTTATTAAAAAGTTCTGCACCTATATGGAATACATCCAGGGCTGATATAGATAATTATGTAAAGTTAGTGTTGGATGCATTAAATGGTGTATTCTATAAAGATGATAGCCAGATCTGCCATTTAAAAACAATTAAGAAATATTCCAATTATCCCAGGACAGTAGTTCAGTTAAAGGGAGTGGAGTAATGCCATTTCCATTTGTAAAAAGATCCAAGTTAGATGAGTTGGAAAAGAAAAATACTGAATTAAAACAAAATATTGCTCTCCTGGCTACAAAATTACACGCCATACAAGTTATTTGCGACAGGCATAATCAAGCCAAAATGGGCAATTTAAGAATGACCAGGATGGTAAAGGAAGTTGTAGATAAAATATGAGAAAAGATGTAGCAAAAGAACTGTATAAAAAAGCCCAGGAAGTTGCTTTTAATTACAGCAGAAAGAATAGACCAAATAATTTTAATGGTGAGGATTTTGAAGTATCTGAAATCATACCAATAAGTGCCCAGGGTGCAATGGTTATTTTTACAAAATCAACAGGTAAAAAAGCATTGGCACATTTCATACATATTGATCATCCAAAGAATCCATTTTGGCAATATTACATTATGGGGTCTCAACATTTTATTAATCTGCATATGCTCCAGGAAAAGTATGCAGAAGTTGAAAAGAATAATTTCAGATTAAACTTTAGCGATTGATGAACACCAAAAGAATAGGATGGGTAGGTGAGCAATGTGTCAAGAAAGACTTGATGATGAATAAAGGATTTTCAGTATACGAACCTATTGTAGACGATGTGGGTGTTGATATGGTGGTAGATACAGGAAAGAGCCTTAAGAGAGTTCAAGTAAAGTATAGAAACAAGCAGAAAAGGCATAAATCGAGCATTGAAGTAAGCCTTAAGAAATATGTAGGTAGCAACATAGATGTGATTGCAGTCTATTATGCACCAAAAGACATTATCGCATATTATCCTTATGAGAATGAAGAGGTGATATGCTTGGCAGTAGAAACAGCAAAGAATAACCAAGAGTCACATAGGAAGTGGTTCTATAGATACATGGAGTTTCCGTTATGAGGGGTTGGATTAGTTTACAAAAACAGATAAGGAATCATTGGTTATGGGATGATCCTAAATACTTAAAAGCATGGTTGGATATGTTGATGATGGCGAACTATTCAGAGGTCAAAAAACCATACAAAGATCAGATCGTAACGATCAAAAGAGGTGAGTTTCCTTCATCATATCGAAAGTTAGGTGAGAGATGGGGTATGGCAAAGAATACGGTAGTAAAGTTTATGAATCGCCTAAAAGCTGACACAATGATTGACACACATACAGATTTTGGGTTTACCCTCGTGAAAATCATGAATTATGAGAAATATCAGAGCCAAGAAGGGACAGTTACTGACACAGTAGGTATGACAGTGAGTGACACACCAGCTATGACAGTGAGTGACACTACTATAATAAAAGATAATAAGATTAATAAAACTAATAAGAAAAAAGGCGATGCTAAAAAAGCATCACCACCCACACTCAAAGATAGGCAATTAAAATTTGTAGAACAGATAAAAAAAGTTGGCAAGGAACAAGGGTTACCAGAAGTAGAGCAACGAAAGTTTAACAACCATTGGGGTGCAACGAATCAAGGAGGAAAGAAGATGCGATGGGAGATGGAAAAGGTATTTGATATGAAGCGAAGGATGGCAACCTGGAAGATGAACATGACTGCATTCAGTTGGGATAAAGATGCCCAGGTCAAAGCACCAGAGATCCAAAAAGAAATAAAGAAAGTTAAATACATTTGTTTTGGCTGTGACAAGGTGAAAGAAGTCCAGGGAGAGATTACATCTAACGATGCATTTTGTGAGTGTGGTGACCAGTTTATGAAGCCTTACGAGTACAACACAATGAAAGCAAAAGACAATTCACCTAAAACAGTTTCTGATACCAGAAAGTCGCAGGATAAGATAGGATATGAAAGGAAAGGAAAAGAAAGTAGAGGAGAAGTATTAATGACTGATCAACAAATATTAGAAAAACTTGGATATGCAGTATGAACGATTTCATTCTTGAAATTTTACAGGCAACAGAAAAAGGTTCAGCAGACAATTACATGAAGCAGGTAGATTATAATAAAAAAGTTAGAAATAAAAAAGTATTAGATCATTTAATTAGCTGTCCACAATGTAAAACTGTGTGGCAATGGAATCATCACAATAGAAACTTTAGTAGAGAAGAAGGACCACAATATTATTATGTTGATTTTCCTCATTATGGAAAGCCAAAAGAAATCTGTCCTAAATGCAAGAAAGTCACAGTATTAAATAGTGATACTAATACAAATTTGGAGCAATAATGGATGCTATTATTTTATATTTGGTACAAGGGATCACTGTTCTTTGTGCTTTTTTTTTAGGTGCTTATGTGTATCAGCGAGGACAATCCGATCAATCCATAGTGCCACAACTTAATTTAAACAAGAAAGAAGTAGATCCCCAGCCAGACTGGGATCAAGTGTGATTGTTGAGGTTGATTATGCTTTTAACGAATTTGATGATGTCCAGGAACTTTGGGCACATCTTGCTATTAGTGCTTTACAAGCTGGATATGTACCTATAGAGGTTATTATTGGATACTCCTAAACTAACCGATAAACAGCAAATGTTTTGTAAAGAATACTTGATAGACCTAAATGCAACACAAGCGTGTATACGAGCAGGGTACAGTGAAAAAACAGCAAATAGAATAGCATCAGAAAACTTGTCTAAACTTGTTATACAGGAAGAGATTAGTCGATTAAAATTAGAGCGAGAGAAGAGAGTAAAATTAACTGCCGATAAAGTATTGAATGACATAGAGCGAGTCAGACAATTATCAGAGGGGAAAGAGCAATATAATATTTCTTTGAAAGCATCCGAACTCCAGGGAAAGCACCTGGCGATGTTTACTGATAAGCACCAAGTAGATGGTGAAGTCCAAATGCCTGTTATTAATATTTCATTGGCAGACGATGGCTGACATAAAACTTAATCCAAACCAAGCTGATTTCATGCAGTGCGATGATCAAGTAATTGCATTTTTTGGTGGAATCGGAAACGGTAAAACATTTGCAGGGATCTTAAAAGGCATCCTGCGAGTCGTTGATGGAAATCATAGCCCACAATTAGGTATGATTGCCAGACAGACCTACCCAGAATTACGAGATTCAACCCAGCGTACCTTCTTTGAACTATTGCATTTAATGGGATTCTTACCAGGAGTCCATTACGAATATAAAAAGCAAGAGAACCGATGTATTTTTAAGAATGGTCACGAGATTATCTTTCGATCTTTGGATGATCCAGCCAAGTTATTATCGATCAATTTAGGCTGGTTTTATATTGACCAGGCTGAAGAGGTTAGCGAAGAGGTTTTTCTTACGTTATTAGGTCGTTTAAGGGCTGTATCAAACCCACAATGCTGGATAACAGGTAACCCATTAGGACATAATTGGGTATGGCATCGATTTATACATGATCCAGTCCCTGGTAACATTATTTTTAATGCAAAGACTGAAGAGAATCTTGCAAACCTACCTGCTGGTTATGTAGACAGTCTAATGAACAACTACAATGAGATTTGGGTTAATAGATATTTATACGGATCCTGGGATGCTTTTGAAGGTCAGATCTATCCCGACTTTGAGCCCAGTGTTCATGTTGTAAATGATTTTATGCCAGATCCTGGTTGGAGAAGGTTTATTGCTATTGATCATGGAAGAACCAATCCAACAGCAGTCTTATGGGGTGCAGTGGATAATGATGATAAGATATTTGTATACCGAGAGCATTACGAAGCAGGTCAAGATGTAGACTATCATGCCAGGGCTTTGAAGGCTCACTTAAATGAAGGTAGATATGAAACTTATGTTATTGATCCGAGTACAGGTGCAGGGAAGCAAGGAGATCCAGAAACAATAGGGAATCGCTATAGGCAATTACATATCCCTGTTGTAGGAGCAAACAATGATGTACAGGGTGGGATTGATAAAGTAACGAACTGCATTAAAACCAATAAAATATTTATTACCAGGTCCTGCGAAAACTTACGAAGAGAATTAATTAATTATCAGTGGGAGCAACCCAGTGCATCCAGGGCAGATCTAAATGCTCCAGAGAAACCATTAAAGAAAGATGATCATGCTGTTGATGCTTTACGATATATGGTAGGTGAGATTGTAGATAGTGCAAATAGACCAGATACCAGAACAGACACTATGAAGTTTATTGATAACATTGTTGTGGATGCAGATAACACACAACCAGAGTGGGACAATTACTAATGGCGATTGAATACAGAGGAGAATCTTTTCCAGGGTACAACAAACCAAAGAAATATTCTGGCAGTGGCAGATTTAAGAAGCGAGTCCTGGCAAAGAAAGGAGATAAGGTAAAGATTGTAAACTTTGGACATAAAGGGTATAAGCACAATTACAGCAAGAAAGCCAGGGATAATTATTTAAAACGATCAGCAGGAATAAAGAATAAAAGTGGACAAAATACATCCTCTGATAAGCACAGTGCAAATTACTGGAGTAGAAAGGAGTTATGGAATGCCTAAAGCATTTTGGGATAAAAAGAATCCGAAGAAAAAGAGTAAGAAACTCACCCCTTCGCAAAAAGCATATGCAAAGAAGTTAAGTGCCAGTAAGGGATGGAAATATCCTAACCTGGTTGCAAACAGCATAGCATCAAGGAAATAACATGGCAGGATTAGACTATTACCCAGCATTAGACCAGGAACAAGCATTAGATCAAGTAGCAGATGCATCAGAAAGAATACCCCAGGTTCGTAGCTGGTTAGATAAAAGTAAGAAAGCCAGAGCATCCCAGGCAGATCGATGGCGTAAAAACGAACGATTGTACTATGGGAGACATTGGGCAAACCCAAGCAAGGGAACAGAAAGCCAGTCCAGGATGATCTTTAATTTCCCTTTGGCTGTTGTGGAGACAATTCTACCTATTATTAATGACTTTCAGCCTACAGTGGATGTAATGCCACGAGAAAAGAACGACATATTCTTTGCTGAAATGATGCAGAAAAGATTTCAACAGATCGTAGAAGAGACTGATTTATATGGTCAGATCCTCCAGGCAGTAAAAGATAGTTTAATCTACTCCAATGGATTTTTACAGATCTTGCCATCCTTAACAGAAGAGGGTGTATTTAAAGGATTTGATATACAAGTAATTGATCCATTTACAGTGGTCCCTCATCCTTATGCTACTGATTTAGATTTAAAAGCAGGAGAATACTTTATGTTTGCTGTACCTATGGAGACTTCCAGGATTTTTAGGGAGTTTGGCGTTAAGGTAAGTGCAGATGGAAAGTTAGATGATTATAAGGCGTACCAAAAGGTAACGGATAATGGGGGAATAGAAAGTGCAAATGCAGAGTCTGATTATGATATGGCATTGGTTATTGAATGCTATAGTAACGAATCTGATAAAGAAAAATATCCAAATGGTAGGCATACGGTTGTTGTCAATGATAAACTGATTGTTGATGAGCCATTAGAATTATACAGGATGCCAGTATTTATGGTGTCTAACTATAAATCACCACACAACTTTTGGGGTATTGGTGAAACAGAATTAGTCCGAACACAGACCAAAGCGATGAATGAAACCTTTAGTGCTATTAATGAAAATATTAGGCGTATGGGGTTTCCAATTCGGAAGGTAACCCAACGAGCCAAAGGTCAATTAACCCGACCAATAACAGGAGCCCCTGGAGAAGAAATAACTGTAGTAGATCCAAGTGATGTTACGTTTGAGTCACCACCACCTATTCCAGGATATATACAGAATTATATTGCCCAGGTTGGTCAGTTTATGGAAAACATAACTGGTGTAAATGATGTTACACAAGGTCGAAAGCCAGGAGGAGTTACTTCTGGTAGAGCCATTGTAGCTTTGCAGGAAGCCAGTCAAACCAGGCAAAGATTTAAGATAAACAAAGAAGTGTCCAGGCTTACAAAAGAGATTGGTGAGTACATGGTGCAGATGATCTTAACCTTTGATGAAGAGATTAAATCTATTAGACAACGAGATGCAGAAGGCTCATTTGAGTTTACAGAGTACAATCCAATGGCTGTTTATGATGCAGATGGTAACGAAGAAGGCACACCAGAGTTTAATCCTGGAACAGCCAAGCGATTAGCTGATAGTGAATTTGATGTAGATGTTACTAATGGATCCAGATATGCACAAGGCAGAGTCGCTAACGAAGAACGAGCAATGGAATTATACCAAGCAGGGATCTATGGTATTGAAGAGGTTGTTAATGCTCTCAATGTAAGCGATAAACAGGACATTATACAGAATTGGTATGTTCGTAACCAGATGGTTCCCCCACAGCAACAAGTCCAACAGGCAGAAGAACTTCAACAGCAGTTAGGAATGTTGATTGAAGCTATCATGCAGGAAGGAATGGGAGGACCAGCAGAAGAACAATTAGCACAATTAATAATGGCAAACCCAGCTTTGGCTGAAACGCCAGATTTTCAACAACTACCAGGTGAGATACAGGACCGTATTATCACTGTAGCAGGATTGGTTGGTGGGCAGGGAGAAGATCCAAATATGGATCAACCCAGGGCTTGAGGTTTTTCTGCCCATCACTTAACAAAAGGATAACACAATGCCAAAACTAAAAATGAAAGGTAAAACAAAGAAGTTCAAATACACAAAAGAAGGTATGAAAGAGTATAAAAAAGCATTAAGTAAATCAAAAGGATATTAATGATCCAGGTTATTTCTGGCATACTTACACCTACCGAAGCAAAAGATCTCCAGGATATGGGGAAATCTGGGGCTATGTATTCTGACTTTTCTCATGAAATCATACAAAAGGTAGCAAAAGTGTATCAATCGGAATTAGATGACCAGGAATTAGTATTAACAAGTCCAAGTTATTGGAGAATAGAGACACGACCAAAAGGACATGAATGGCATTACGATGGATGCAAAGAAGAAGATGGAAAACTGGTAGACAATCATATGGCATGGTGTAATTATGGATCTACATTGTTATTAAGCCCTAATAATTTATTTGAGGGTGGCAATTTGTTCTTTGAACAAGAGGGAAAAGAATTTGAGATCAAAGACCATTATTTAAATGGTGTATTGTATTCAGCAGGGAAACGGAACAACCCTATGAAGCATAAGGTAACTCAACACGCTGGGAAACGGTGTGTTTTATTAATGTTTTTTTCAACAAAACCAGTGTCGAAAGACCAACTGAAAGGATAACAACATGTCAGAAATAAATGTAGTAGGAACAACAAATTTAGAAGTAACACCAGAATCTGAACAGATACAGGTGGGAAATTTTAGTGGAGATCCAACAGTGGGTGAAGTACAGCCCTCTACGGATGACTACGACAATATTCCGATCCTTGGGGAACTCTTGGGAGAGCAATCAAAACAGGAATCGAATACAGAACAGGCTGTGACCACAGAGTCAGTAGAACCAGCCGAAACAGAAGAACCTAATGAACCACAACAGGAACTATCTGATAGTGAAGAGGAAACATCATACTATGAAACAGAAGATGGCGAACAATTTACTGTTGAGGATATAGAGTCCTGGAAAAAGGATGCTGACAATCGCCACGAATGGAGCAAATCCAATACGGAGAAAGCCCAGGAAGTAGCAGATCAGCGTAGGGCTGTAGAGCCTTTGGTTCAATTAGTAGAACAACTAAACAAATCGGAAGAGTTCAAAGATACGCTGAAAGAAGCGATTGAAGATGAACTTGGTGAAGAAGCAGGGCAACTGTTTGAACAGTCCCTAAAGATGGAAAACAAGGATCTTCCGAATCCCTTTGAATCTGAATTAGCAGAAGCAAAGGAAAAAGTAGAAATGATGGAAGCTGAAAAGGTTTTAGACCAGTCGATGTCCAATCTCCAAACACAATATTCGTTGAAAAGTGAGCAAGTCCAGGAAGTATTAGACTATGCAATAAACGCCCACGAAGAGTCTGGAAGATTACTAACGCTGGAAGAAGCCTACAAAGTCATGAGTTTTGATAAACCGAAAGTAGAAACTCCTGTAAAAGCAAAACCATCTGTGCCTGTCAATGTCCAAAAGAAAGTAGGCGTAAAAAGTGACAAACAATCAAAAATCACGAATTACGAAGATATTGATGTGGCAACATTTTTTAATTCATAACGGAAATAAGGAGTTAGCGTATGTCTAACATAGTAGTAAGTGGAACTGGTTCTGCTTCATTAAGTGCCTTAATCCAACAGTATTATATGCCTGTTTTGTATGACAACATCTTTAAGAAGTCTCATCCATTACTTGCAATACTGAAGGCAAAAGCAAAGACCTTTAATGGTCGTGAAATCGTTGTACCAATAGAATATGCCGAAGGTGGTTTAGGTGTATTTGGTGATCGTCATACTTTAGTATCTGAATCTGTTGCAGGATCATATGTTCCAGCAATAGCAGAGATCGCAAAGACAGCATCATTCAAACCAACAATGCTAACAGGTCACTTTCTTTTAACAAAGGAAGAAACATTGTTAATGAATAGCCCTCAAGCTATCAAAAACATTGTAGGTGCAAAAGTCAAGAACCTTCAAAAAGGGTTAGAGAAAAAAGTCGCAGAGAATCTGTTTACAACTGCATTGGCAACCGATGCCTTCAATCCATTAGGTGTTTTATTGGATGATTCAGCAACTGCTGGTGGTCTTGCACCTGGATCTAATTCATGGTGGAAAACGCCTGTATTAGATGTGACTGCATTTTCAGATGCAACTGGTGAACACACTACTCAATCTCCTCAAGTAGCAGACTACATAAAAGAAGCTGATATGGTTGATGCAAGTAAAAACACTTACATCCTTCGTATTCTTGCTAAAGGTGTTGCAAATGCAAGGTCGCAAACTGGTGAAAACCCAGACTTAATTGTTGTGCCACAGTATTTGTATGATCTCATTGAAAGCGAATTGGATCCACGAAAAACAGGTAGTAAAATGTCTGAAAAAATGGGTTCAATGGGATTCACTGGATTAAACTTTAGAGGAATTGACATCATAGCTGACCAGGATATGGTAACTGCACAACAGCAGGTTGTTTCTCCAGCAGTAGCAAGTACAAACTTTGATGGTAGAATTTATTTTATCAACACAGAATACTTGCATATGTTCTTTAACTCTGGTGCAAAGTTCACTGCATCCGATATGATTGAAGATACAAATAGTAACACATTTGTGCAGAAAGTACACACATATGGAAATATGGTTGTTACAAACCGTAAGGCTCATTGTGTTGTAGAGGATCTTTACTCACCATTGGATTACGCTTAAGTAACTGAATAACGATTACAGCCCTGGGGTTTTCCTGGGGCTGTGATAACTGGAAATATTATGACAACAGCAGACATGGTAACCATATTAGGCGATAGAATGGAAGATACAGCAGGGGATCTTTTTTCTACGACTATCAAAGAACGATATTTGAATCGTGCCCAGGATAAAGTGATTCAGTCGTTACACCCACATTTATTAACTGATCTACAGGTAATTAAAACCGATATTACTATGTCTACTGATACCGATGTAGATAGCCATTTTAGTAGTTATTTTATACCGACACAAGCAGGAGCATTAGACTCGGATCCATTTGGTGGACCATTAGGTATTTTAGGCATACGAATTAAAAATAGTACCTTTATTCGCAAAGTATCTTTTGATATGGTCAAAGATTTCAGCACAGGGTATGTTGCCTTTAATGGCACAGAGCCAGTGTATTTTATATTTAAAAACAGAATATATATTTATAACAATACTGCAAAGGTAGACTGCTACTACATGAAAACACCTGCTGTATTAGCATCATCACCAGCAGTCAATTCAGATTTAAATGCTATTTTTCACGATGCAATCCTGGAATTTGCAGAAGCAGAGTTATGGAGAACTGTAAATAAACAAGATCGCATGAACAATGCTTTGACCAGGGCTTATGAATATCTGGGTAAATACAACCAGAATCCAGCTACTGGAGTCGTAGGAGAAGGGTTACCTTTTGATTATTCTTCCTCTAATTCATTAAT